TTTCCTAAACAAAAATAAAGTAACGTCAGAGATTATCAATGGCTCTGTAAGCGTGTCAAAGCGTACCGACATCTTTAAACGGTTTCAAGAACAAGATGAACCACGAGTACTTTTGATTCAACCGCAAGCGGCGGCACATGGGGTTACCCTAACTGCGGCGAACGTAATCGTGTGGTACGCTCCTGTCACGTCGATTGAAACATACTTGCAAGCAAACGCACGTATCGATAGGCCGGGTCAGCGTAACCCTATGACGATCGTACATCTTGAAGGTAGTCCAGTAGAAACAAAACTCTACGGAATGTTGCAAAACAAATTGGACTTCCACAACAAGATTATTGATCTGTATAAAAGTGAAATTAACTCTTGACATTGTCAACAAAAAGAGTATAATGATTTTCGTTGATGATGTGTAATGCGGGTTAGCGCCGCATCTTCCTAGTTTTGTGCAAATACATAGGAAGGACGGACTCCACTGCTTTATGTGAACACATCATCAACACCTATAAAAAACAAATTGGAGTGAGTATGGAATCAGATTTTTCTATTGAGAAAGTCGTCGAGGCTTACATTAAGATTCGCGACACTAAAGAAGCAATGTACGCAAAGTACAAAGCCGAGTCTGCCCAGTTAGAAGAGCAGATGACTATCCTAAAGCACAAGTTACTTGAGGTCTCGAAAGAGACTGGCGTGACTAGCTTTTCAACACCGCAGGGCACTGCGTATCGAACCGTCAAAGACCGCTTCTGGACTAATGACTGGGAAAGCTTCTATAAATTTATGCAAGAGCATGAAGCAATGGGGCTATTGGAGAAACGTATTCATCAAACGAATATGAAAGAGTTTTTAGAGAACAACCCCGATGTTGAACCTATGGGTTTGAACATTGATCGGGAATATGAAATCACCATTCGGAGGAAGTAATGGACGACAACACCGAGATAACCACAATGGAAATGCAGTTCCGCAAGGAACGCGATGAAATGTTCTACCGAGAGCGTGCGGTAGATCAGGCACTTGTTTTGATGAAACAGAACAAGTACTCCGATGGGTCAGTTGAAGAACTGCTCTTTAACGCAAATGCTATATACAACTTTATTAAAGGAAAATCAAATGAGTAACGACCTCGCACTTTTCAGCACCAATCTACCTGACTACCTAAAGGAAGTCGGCCTCGATGACATGACCAAAGCACTTGCCGGTAACACTGGCATGAAGCGCATCTCCATCCGTGGTGGTGTGTTCCGCATGATGGTCAGCGGTGAGGAAATTGCAAAGAATGAAAACCGCGCAATGAACATTGTCATTGTGAACGGCGCAACTAAAGTGTCGCGTTCTTTCTACGCTGGTAAGTATGTTGCTGGTGAGACTTCGCACCCTGACTGCTGGTCTAACGATGGCGAAAAGCCCGATGCAAGCATCGAGTACCCACAACACTCTTCTTGCGAAGGCTGTTCACAAAACATCAAAGGTTCTGGTCAAGGCGATTCACGCGCCTGTCGCTATCAGCAACGCTTGGCTGTCTTGTTAGCCGACGACGTTGGGGGCGATGTGTTCCAGTTGGTGTTACCCGCCAAGTCAATCTTTGGTCGCGGTGATGTGGACAAGATGCCGTTCCAGCAATACGCTAAGTATGTTGGCGCACAAGGCAAGAGCCTCGGCACTTTGGTAACAGAGATGCGTATGGACAGCGATAGCGATACCCCCAAGTTGACCTTCAAGCCCGCACGTTTCTTGACCAAAGAAGAGTGGTTAGTTGCTAAAGACAAAGGTGATAGCCCTGCCGCAAAATCCGCTGTCGTGCAGACACCTTCACAGACCGACGGTGTTAAGCGCAAATCGATTGCCGCCCCTGCACCTAAAGCTGAGGTAGAAGACATACTGCCTGAGCCAACTAAGCGCACTGCTAAGAAAAACGCTGAACCCGCCCCTAAAAAGGAGTTCAATGATGTACTGAAGCAATGGACTGATGACGAGTAATGGATAACAGAGGTTACGCAACTCGAATCGTCCGCGCCAACCAAGAAGCAGATATTAAAAGTCCCGGCGTAAAGCTGGGGCGCTTCTGCATCAAGAAAGACTATTCCGTTCGTGAAGTTTCCGAGTACTTTGGAGTTAGCCGCATGACCATCTACAAGTGGTTTACAGGCGAGTGGATTCCACGCAAGGTGCACGAAAACAAAATAAACGAAATGCTTTCCAAGGTTGGGTTTGTTCAGTAGCGTTCGGATGGGGCTCGCCGCGCCCTTCCGACGCATTTCTTAGAGGCGGCTATGACAAGAGCAGATTTACTGTCGACGGTGTTATCGTCTGACGGGTGGTACTGCGTGGTGGGTCTAAAGAAGACAGGCCACCCTCGACAAATATTTGTTGAGGACATGCAGGGAGTAGAAGATGCCGTTCAGACTTTGCTGGACGAAGGATTTGACGTTTACTTTGCGTGTGCAAAGTACGAAGAATCAGGTTCACGTACTAACGATAACGTGAAAAACATCAAGTCGTTTTGGCTTGATATTGACTGTGGGATAGGTAAGCCGTATGCCGATCAAGGTGACGGACTAGCCGCGCTTAAAACATTCTGTAAAACTGTTGGCTTACCGAGGCCGACGATTGTGAACTCTGGTCGTGGACTGCATGTCTACTGGCCTTTGACTGAACCAATCTCCCGCAAAGAGTGGGTTAACACCGCTAAGCGTTTAAAAGTCGTGTGCAATCAGGAAGGCTTGGAGGACGATCCCGCTAGAACTGCCGATGCCGCATCTATCCTACGGATGCCCGACACATTCAACCATAAGACTGAGCCACCACTACCAGTAACAGTTATGGTGATGGGCGACGAGATATCGTTCGGTGAGTTCAAAGACAAACTTGGCGTGATGGATGAGACGCCAGACTATCTGCCTACATTTGCAGATGACATGACCAAGGCGTTGATGGGCAATCGTCAACACCGATTCCAAATCATATTAGACAAGAACGTAAGTGGAACAGGCTGCCTGCAGCTAGCTAGAGCAATCACTGACCAAAAGATCTTAGACGAACCACGTTGGCGTGCCACGTTATCTATTGCTAAGTTTTGCACGGATGCCGACACCGCCATACACGATGTATCTAGAGATCACCCCGACTACCACTCTGACGAGACAGTCGCCAAGGTACAACTAATCAAGGGGCCTTACACATGCGATTCGTGGGAGGCTATCAACCCATCAGGTTGCGCAGGTTGCATCCATAAAGGCAAGATTAAAAGTCCTATTGTTCTTGGCGCAGAGATTGCCGCCGCTACAGCAGAGGACAACACGGTTGAGTACGTGACGGAAGAGAAGACGGTTATCTACGATATCCCCGAATATCCTTTTCCATACTTCAGAGGTAAGAACGGCGGCGTCTACCGCAAGTCAGATGATGATGACCCCGAAGCCGACTTGATTTACGAGCATGACCTATATGTGGTCAAGCGATTAAAAGACCCGCAAGCGGGTGAAACCATTTGGATGCGTCTGCACACCCCTCGTGACGGCGTAAAAGAGTTTGCGTTGCCTGTGGTGGATTTGCTGACAACAGATAAGTTACGCGAGAAGCTGGCTTGGTTTGGTGTCGTAGCGTTGAAGAAGCAAATGGAAAACATCATGGCCTATATCGTTCGTTCGGTGAAGGAGATGCAATACAAACAAGGAGCAGAGATTATGAGGACGCAGTTCGGTTGGACCGAGAAGGATAAATCGTTTATCTTGGGTGAGCGGGAGATTACCGCACAGGGTGACAAGTACAGTCCACCATCTAGTTACACAGCAGACCTTTCAGATTGGTTCAACCCAGTCGGTGACTTTGAAGAATGGAAAAATGTAATAAACAAGTACGACATTCCGGGGTTTGAGCCCCATGCATTTGGGTTCTTTACTGCGTTTGGCGCACCGCTAATGAAGCATCTGCACCTCAAAGGCGCAATCATTAACATGATTAACAACGAGTCTGGCACAGGCAAGACGACAGCCATCAAAGCCATGCACAGCGTGTACGGACATCCCGAAGAACTAATGTTGATCGAGCGGGACACTATGGCGGTGCGTTTACACCGACTCGGTGTGATGAACAATATTGGGTTGGGCTGTGACGAGATTACCAAGATGAAGCCAGACGACTGCTCTGACTTTGCCTATGCAGTTTCTCAAGGCCGAGGCCGTGGACGGATGAACTCCAACTCGAACTCTGAGCGCAAGAACTTTGCTAAGTGGCAGACTATGCTTCTTTGTTCGTCAAACGCATCGATCGTAGACAAGCTCAAGTCCTTGAAGTCCACACCCGACGGTGAGTTGATGCGGGTAATTGAGTATCAAATCCCCGAGACTAAGCTAATCACTAAGGAAGAAGCCGACGATCTGTATCCCAAGCTCTACACAAACTATGGGCATGCAGGGTCTATCTACATCCGTGACTTGGTGGAGAACTTGGAAGAGCGCATCTTAGAAGTTAAGGAACTACAGCGCATCATTGATAAGCAGATTGGATTTACAGGCCGTGAGCGGTTCTGGTCAGGTGTGGCGGCGTGTAACATAGCTGGTGCTTTGTTTGCCAAGCGTTTGGGCATCCATGATA